TACAGCAAGGTATTCAGAAAATGCTGATTCTGTTGCCGGGTTAACTGCTAAAAACGAGGCCTTGCAGAAAAAACTCGACCAGCAGCGCGAGAAGGTTGAAACCCTCCGCAAGGCCCTGGAAAATGCCAAGGTTCAATACGGCGAAACCGACACCAAGACCCTGAAATGGCAGCAAAGCCTGAACCTTGCCGAGGCCGAGCTGATTCAGACAGAAAAAGAAATTCAAAAGAATTCCGAAGCTCTCCAACAGGCGCAAAAGGACATGGAGAAGTTCGGTCTCGCCGAGGATGAAGTGGCTGACAAATCCCGGGGCATCGGCGGTATCATTGCTGACCTGGCAGACAAGCTCGGCATTAACCTCCCCGCCGGCGCCGACAAAGCCATCAAGGCGCTGGATGGCACAAAAGTATCCACTCTCGCCCTTGTTGGTGCTGTTGCTGGCCTTGTCAAAGGCTTTGCAGATGCGACAGTGGAGACCGCGAAAGCGGCCGATGAGATCCTGACACTTGCATCCACGTCCGGTCTTGCCACCGACACAATCCAAAAAATGAACTATGCCTCCGAACTTCTGGATGTATCGACCGAAACAATCACTGGTAGCATGACGAAGATGATTCGGAATATGGAAAATGCCAGAAAAGGGACAGGAGATGCCGCCGAGGCATTTCGCAAACTCCATTTGCGGGTAACTGACAGCAACGGCCAACTCAAAAATTCAGAGCAAATGTTCTACGAGGTCATTGATGCTCTCGGTAAGGTCCGGAATGAAACCGAGCGTGACGCGCTGGCTATGCAGATTTTCGGACGTTCGGCTCGTGAGCTGAACCCGCTTATAGAGGCAGGTAGTAGCGCGCTTAAAGAGCTGGGCGACGAGGCCGAGCGCATGGGGTATGTCATGGATGAGAATACCCTGCAAAGGTTCGGCGCTTTGGACGATGCTATGCAGAGGTTTAAAAATCAGACACAAGTCTTCAAACAAAGCATCGCCATGGTAATGTTACCCGTGCTGACCGCCTTGTTTGAAACCCTCAACAAGATTGACCCGAAGATAATTGCAACTGTAGCTATCATCGGCAGTATCGCTGTCGTTGCCGTGACGGTGGTAAAAGCCATAAAAAACGTAACGGACCTATTCGGTTCGTTTAATGTTATGACTTTCAAGACCACCGCTATTGTCCTTGGTGTTGTGGCCGCACTCATCGCCTTGGCGACCGTTATAGCCGTCATCATCGGTAAGGGCAACGAGCTGAACAAGACCATGGCAAACATCGGTCAGAGCGTTGGCCAGGTGCAATCATCGGTATACAGCGCTCAAAGGACGCCCCAATACGCCTATGTCCACGGCAGCCATGCGGATGGGCTTGACTATGTGCCGTTTGATGGATATATCGCCAGGCTCCACCGCGGGGAGCGGGTGCTGACGGCCGAAGAGGCAAGGCGTGGAACAGGCAATACCTTCATATTCCAAGTCAAAATGGACGAAATTAGCGACGTCCAGAAGCTCATCAAGGTAGCCAGAGAGGCCGAACAGATGAGCAGGGCAGGAAGGTTGGTGACCGTATAATGGCGCAACGCTCACATATTTGTCCATGCATAGCAGATACATATACTGATTCATCATCACCAGACTCAAATTATGGCGATTCTACCATATTGAAACTTGGGTCTGGCGGCACAGAAACTTATTACCGCTACCGGGCCGTATTTCAATTTGATCTAGGTTCGATACCAGAAAGAAAAAAAATATTGGGAATAAGGCTCTATATATATGTGGTAGATGATGCTGAGTCTGGTGATGGGCGCCTTTACATAGAAAGGGGACATCCAAGTGAAAATTTGACAGATATCGAATACACCCTTACATACTCTAATAGGTCGGAATATGGAATGATCTTTGGATCTGGCTTAATTTTGTATGGTTTCTATTTTGAGGGTGGGAGTTACCATTATATTGATTTACCCCTCGATAAATTTTGGGGGTATTCGCACATTATATTACGACCACAACGGACCCCATATTTTTATATCCACTCTAGGGAAAACACGAACCCTCCATACCTAGAGGTAATATACGAAGATGTACCGCCGGACAAGCCTACACCAAGAAACCCTGTTGGAGACTACAAAGACGTTTTCGCCACCATCCGTTTTGAATGGGACTACAACAGCAGTGTTGGCGGCGAGCAGAAAAAGTTCGACCTCAGATGGAGTACAGATCAGGAAACCTGGACAACAATATACCAGACCACATCAAACACTTATTATGATGCACCCGGTGGAACATTCCCGACTGGAAACATTTACTGGCAGGTAAGAACCTACAATGAATACGACGAGGCCAGCGAATGGAGCGATATTCAATCATTCTATGCCGTTGGCGCGCCGTCGGTTCCCATAATTTCATCGGTATCCATGGGCACAGCAAGACCCACCGTTGAATGGGCGGCCTTTAACCAGCAAATATTCCAGGTTCAAGTTCTTTCGGGTGAGACTGTTGTATATGATTCTGGCGAGATCCCTGGCGTATATGTGCGCGCCCATAAAGTCACCGCTTGGTTGCCTGATGGAAGCTATACCATGCAGGTGCGCATTAAAAATGAATATGACCTCTGGTCTGAATGGGGCAATATTCCGTTCACGGTTTCCACATCCAAGCCCACAAAACCAAGTTTCAGCGCTCAAACGACTTCACATGGTATAGAACTGCATATCCAGAATATGGCTGACTATGCGCTGATATACCGTGCGGAATATGGTTCAAGTGACTTCATTTGTATCGGAATGACGGCAGAAGGTTGCTACCATGATTGCAGCGTGAAACATGGATCCGAATATCAGTATTTTGTCCGTTCGGTTTCCGCGAATGAGACGTATGCAGACAGCGATACGAAATTAGCACAGGCACAAATCAGATACGCCATGGTGGCGCCGGTATCAGATTTGGCAGACATATTTGAATTCCGGCGCGCCTTGAACAACCCACCGAAGCGCGGCTATACCCGGAATCCAAGCGGGTCTACTGTTGAATTTGAGGGGCGCAAATATCCAGTCTGGATACCTACCGAGCGTATA